GTCTTTTGCGAATTATTGGGTGTCAACAGGTACTGTACTAGGCTTGGAGGAAAGGTTGAAACGTGCTAATCTACCTTATGCTACCAAACCAGCCGAACCAAAACCAGGCAATGATGCATGGTACTATCCAGCGGTAGAAAACCTGGCTACCCCGTCAAAGACGGAACTACTGGATAGGTGGGGTGTTGGGGACTTGTCCTCATATGAACCCCGTTATCTGGAAGTGATAAGTGATGGCAATCGGGTACACCTAGATCTTATTGATCTAAATTTGGAGACTAGTGCAGGTAACGGTTACCGGCATAAGGGAAAACAGCTCCTTAAAAGTGACCCGATAGCCATAAAACTTTGCAGGGAGAAGTTGAGTATGATAACACTCCTTGCCCATATGTACGACCGGAGTGAAAGTTCTGATCTTGCCAAACACGAAGACCTTTTGTACGAATTAAAACCGAAAGGTGATTACTATACATTTGAGGAATCGGTTGGCCGAGATATATCAGGCAATCCTGGTGGTAAGTTTAAAACCAGACCGTTCTTCGTCCTTCAGTATCACTGGACCGCACTTTTCAGTGCAATATCTTCTTACTATCAGACACTGGTGGGTCATTTTCCACAAGTAGAAAATAGTTGGAACCTAAAAGGTTTTAAATGGACTGGAGGTGAAACCGAACTCCTGTGGAATTACATCATTGGTAAAGATGTGACAGATTTTACAATGGATGCAAAATTCTATGGAGATGACGGGATCTATCGTTATGCAATGCGCTTGAAGTCTGGTGAAATGGTAACGTGCTGCTCATATCCGGACGTTAAGGGGATGGATTTTACCATTTCCGAACAAACAGTCCGTGATTTTGCTGAGCACGTCCGTTCGCTGGAGAAGGTAGCTTTGGAACGATACTTTGGAAAAGATGGTACTCAGAAGAATAAGACGTCATTGTCGGGTCAAGGGTTCTGGTCTTTAGTACTAGAAACCTGGTTAAAAAATTCCACCAAGGGGACTTTCGTTTTCCACGGTCCTTCTCGTGTTCACCGTATGAGCGGTTTGTTTAGCGGCGTGTCTTTCACTACGGAGGCTGGCCAAATGCAATCCATGAAGATATACGCTGAATACGAACTGAGACACAAGGCTCAATTAAGAGCGTTAGACGGGGTGCATGACACCAAACGTGCACTTCTA